GTACTATTTCTCAAAATCCGTTGAATAATCTTGACCACCATATTTATCCCAACTTGCTATGGCGTCATAAAAATCTTCATATTTAAGTCCAGTATTGACAACTTTCTTTATCACTTGAACCCTCTGTATATTTTTATTTCTATCTCCTTTGTATGGATTATCCGCTCTTGGAAAATCAAGTTGAGTATATCTGCCCTTTTCAAACCAAGGTTCAGGTTTATTACTATCCACTCCTAACTTTCGTTTCTTTTTAGCACTTGTCCAACCCGTATCGGGTTCACCTGAGTCTGCACCACCAGTAGAACCATTATTGTGAGAATACTCGTTTAATATATCTACAAGTTTAATCACTATCTTCCTCTCAACATCTGTTTTAAATCTTTTTTAGGAATAAGATTTTGTTTCTCAATCCACTTTTTTGCTTGTTTATTTTTTATTGGTTTATTTAAGAATTTCTTAACTCCTTTATCAACTAACATATTAAACTTTTTCTTTGCCTGTTCAGGAGTTAAATGTTTATTATTATCCACAATTAAAAAGTTACTTGCCCCAAACAATCCTTGAAAGTATGCCAAATTTGATTGTACATCTTTCCAACTATCTTCAACTATATCTGCAGGTAATCTTCGTGGTCGTGTTTCGTTTCTTTGTTGTGCAACTTCTAATGAAGTTGTTATAAATACCATAAATGTATCATATCCTAAATTCATCAATTTAGTTCTTTTCTTCTTAACAGATTTAAATTTATGACCTGTTCCGTCAATTATAACTCCCATTCTACCCTCTAAGTACTTTTCTAATCTAGCTCTACTCAAATCTTTTGCATATCCTCTTAATCCACTATAATCATCGTATTCAGGATCTGTAAGTTGTCTGAACAAATCTTTAGGCATATTATCAATATCAAGAGTTCCAAAGTATTTCTTTAAAAACAATTCTAATTCTTGGTCTTGATTGACCATTTTTAGTCCATACTTAGATACATTTACTTTTTCAGGAATACCAAATAGTTGTGATGCAACATAAGATTTACCACTACCAGGTCCACCAGCTAAAAATATAGCCTTAAATATACCTGGATCTCGAACTCCTTCATTCAGTAAATCCATCAATTTTATCATAAGCAAACTCCGTTTAGGTGTAATGATTCACTAATAAATATAAGGAAATAGAAATATTGGAAGTTATTTAGTCTTTGAGATTTGTATAATATTGTCCAACTACAAACTTTGTATTGGATGTTGGTGAATTAGTATCCCAATTTGGATTGTACTTTGATATTGGAATTACTCTAAAATCAAAACTAACTCTTGTCAAAGTTGTTTTGTTGGGTTTATTTCCATGCATACATTTGTTACCATTAAACATATAGTATTGTCCATACTCTAATTCAATTGGTTTAAAATCTAATTTCATAGGTTCACTTTCTACCCATACGGTATTAGTTCCATAACATTTTGTTAATGGTAGAAAAAAATTAATTTCACCTGGTGGATGTTTATGTAGAGGATCACCATCTGAATGCCAAGTGTGTATTGCCTGGTCATTTGGAATATGAACCCTAAATGTAGGCCATTTTTGGTAATGAAATGGTTCATCAAATAACTTGGTTACTTCATTATGAATAAAACCATCATACATTTCATAAAATTCTGTCCAATTGTCATTTAACCTTGTATAAAATGTATCATGAAATTTTGTAGAACTTTCAGTATATAGATTGAGAGATTCATTTGGTAACAAATCTTTTCGTACCTCATGTATCTTTTCTAATTCTTCTGTATGAAATACATCAGAAACTAAACTTCTAAATCTATATTTGTTTACATCAAATTCTATTGTTTTCATATAACTTTCCAATTGATTTTTCATCGTAACCAAATCTTCCACCAGGTCTAAACTCTGCGTTCATATTTCCATCCCCCACATAACCATCAACAAATTTATCTACTGGATTAATCCTTACATCTATTGAAACTCTGGTTTCTTCTTTTCTTGGAACTGCCGTATGTATACACGCAGGATTAAATAAAAATATATCGTCAATCGTTGATTCTACTTCTTTTGCCAAACTAAATCCCTTTTCATTAAAACTTTTATCTACATTATGTTTTGAATTATAAGAAACTTCTGTAAACTTCTTATAATCAGAATCATAATCATCTACCCATTTTGTACTTTTTTCTTTGTCAATAACATAAAAATTAGAATGTTTATTTTTAGTTAATGAAAACCAAATATTAATTTCTTGTGGTGGATGACCATATCCCATATCCGAATGAAATTCAGGAAACCTATTTTCATTTTTTGATTTTGGTGCATGAAACCTCATTGTTGGTGTTGATTGGAAATAAAAATCAAACTTTAAATAATCATGTAATTCACTTAAAAACTTATGATATGTAGACATGAATTTGCTATCCGTTTCGTAAAACATACTTTGTAATTCATTTCCTTTTTCTGTAACAACATAATCAAATAGTTTCATATTAACCGTTTTGTGTAAATTTTCTAAATCAGAAAACCCTTTATCAATAATATTTTTTTTCAATAATAACCGTATAACTTCTTTTCTAAAGATACGATTCCATTTTGATGGTATCTTTACTATATCGTTCACTTATATCTCCCGTATCTTTGCCTTATACTCTCCTCGATTTCTCAACCACCATAATTTTTCACAGGCAAATTGAAACTTATCTCCAAAATATCCTTTTTTATTTTTAGGATTGTCTGCCCAACTTTGATTGAATTCAATATTATACCCACCATTTTTAAGTGTTTTTGTATTTCCTAAAATACAATCATGAATATTATAATTAAATTCTTTTACAAATGGATATTCATCATACGGATTTATAACACCACTTGTTTGATACTTTACAATGTCATCCCACAAATCATCTTCAAATGATTGGTTTAAATAGTCCTTTAAGAAAACCCTAAGTTCTCTGTAAAATCTTTCTTTATTATTTTTTAAATTTAATTGTATTGCCGTTGCCTCATCGTAATCCCATATAAGTTGATTTTTTGCTCTATCCTCATCTACTTCCTCTACAACTCTACCCAATGAAAATTGATTCGCTATCGCAAATTCTAAACTACTCAAAGTTGTTTTTAATTCTGAACCAACAAATGTATCCTCGTTTTGTTGTGCAAATTTTAATAAATTGTAATAAAAATCTCTGAATGAAACACCATTTATATTTCTCAAATATCTACTAACAAATTGAGTTATTCCTAACCAATGAAAACAACCCACTAACCATTTGAACATATATGCCATCTTCCAATCCTCATGTGGCATAGATTTCGTTCCAATTACAATATCCCAACCACCACTTTGAGCCACAGGATTGTATGGTGTGTGATTTGATTCGTATATTTGTGCATACTGAATTCCATATAATTCTCCATATTCCTTTTCGGCTATTGGTGTGTTTGGTAATGCTGCACAAGGAAACATTTTTGCTGATGTATGTAGACCTATTTCCATTAAATAACATAATCCATCAACCCAAGTATCTAATGTTTCTAATGGTAATCCCATTACCAATTCTACATAAGTATCGAGTTCATCTAACTCGTATTTTTTTAAGAATTCTGCTAATTTACCATTATCGATATTTTTTCTTTTTACTGCCTTGAGTGTATCTGGATTCATCGATTGTAATGCTATAGTTACACCCGTTTTATCAAGTTCTTCTTCTTGCATTATTTTGGCAATATCCATCACTCTGTCGGCGTGTCCTTTAGACCAAGATACTGAAAATCTAATTGGGTAACCAGTTTCTCTTTTTTTCTTACCCATGTATTCAACCATCTCTTTATGTTCAGGAAATAAACCGAAGTTGCTATCTGCACAATCTATAAATTCTATTTTATTTTTTGATGCCCAATCTAACTCTGCACATATTTTTTCAATAGAGTGTCTTTCTATTTTAGTATAAAGTGTATCACCGATTTCACAGAATGTACAGGCGTAAGGACATCCTCTTGATGGTTCGACCGTCATTTTGAATTTTCGTATATGGTCAGGTTTTTCAGCAATTAATTTATCAAATGTTCCATCCAAGTAAGGACTTGGCATAGAATTTAAATCCTTGATTCTATCCCGTTGTAAATTTATACTCGTGGTTAAATCTTCATTTTTATATGAAATTGCTAAAATTTTACTCAAGTCTGGTTTTTCTTCTAACAATTCTATCAACAATTCTCTTACAGTTTCTTCTCCTTCGTGATGTGATATAATATCTACAAAAGGTCGTCCTTTAAAGAAGTCATATATTGATGGATTTCTCCTAACCCATCTTGTATTATTTGAACGAGGTGGCATCTGTCCACCATATATAACCACACAATCAGGCCATTTTTGTTTTATCAATTCAGCTATTTCATTGGATAGAGTCCAAGACCATACATTACAAGAAAAAATTGCAACATCTGGTTTTTCTGTGATGTATTTCATTATATTCTCTTTTTCGTCTTTCCAATATATCCAATTACTTACCCTATAATTCTCAGATATAATTTTATCTGACTTACAATGACTCCATATCACACCAGTACTATATGGCAAACGAACCTCTCCGTATCCAAAAATATTACTAAACTCGCATATTAAAAGGTTTTTCATAATGATAAATATAACCTAACTAACAACTTCATTAAAAACCTCAAGTAAAAAATTATTTAAATCAAAATTACACAAATGGTTTTGGTTATATTTTAGTATCGGAATAGAATCTAAATACAACTGATGCTTTTCTTCCTCACTCAATAAACAAATTCTTTCTATTTCATTTATAATAAATTTACTTCGTTCTATTGGATTTTCAATCTTATCATAAGATTCATCAAATACATTTGGAAAACTTTTAAATCCAAACGATTTAAACAACTCTAAACTATACGCACCTGCATTTAGTATAAACGGATGTAGTATCATACACTTCCAAGGATCACCGACTAATCTTGGGGAATTAAAAGAAGTTTCACTAATAACACTAAAGTAGGTTTTATCATAATGAATTTTTTTAGGATTGGAATTTCCTATTTCGGAACGATAAACTCCGTGTTTAAATGAACATAAACGACTATCCATATCACTTGTTATATCGAGATATATAGGTAATTTTTCTAATAATTTTGAATTATCTGTTAAATCTATTGGGATTTCTTCGGTTTCACTTTCAAATGGATAAAGTAGTTTTTCTTTAATAGACTCTATACTATCACCATCCCTATTTGTTGCCGATAATAAAAAATACTTTTCTAAATTTCTATTGTGAATTTCTGATAATAACTTTAATTTGTGACCTGGTAAAGTTCCATTGTAATTTAAAAAAGTATAAGGTCTTGGTTCTATGTTGTCTAAGTTTAACAACCATTTTTTATAATCTTTAGGTTTCCCCTTGTATTCATGATTGATTGCCATATCCTTTTCTTTATATATTAAAGAAAATTCTTCATCAGATAGTTTAAAATATTGTGCTCTTGTATATAATTCTAATGTAAAACCAACAAGTATTTTTTCTTTTTCATGTGAACTACATAAAAATTTTACTTGTTTGGTGTTGTATCCCATTTCCATTAATAAGTCTAATAATGGAATTGCAGATTTATAATTTAAACGCTCTGTTTTTCTATCTATAACTACCCATAAAGATTTATTATTCCAAGTTTCTTCTTTTGGTGGAAATACATCAATTATATGTTTTTTTAAATATGCTATGTTCTGTTCAAACATTGCCAAGAAAATATCATTAGATTGTACCACCCACAAATGATATTTACTACGAGAAGTATCATACTCACTATACATATGATTAGAACTCCAATCAGGATCTTGAAAATTTCCGTGTAAACTTACATTAAAATCTTTAAATTTATCATAATCAAGAAATTTAGTTTGACGAAATATAAAATCTGAAAATTCCTTATCCATTAAAAAATTCCTTTAAAATTTCTTTACTTGTTTTTCCTACATCTATATCACTTTTTATATTACCAACATCATAATGATAACTTCCAAACTTAGTATCACTATTGAATAGTTCTGCTGTTTCTTTTGTTGTAATGGTTTTCCTCGATACTAAATACTTAACACCACTTAAATTTGATTCTATGGAATCGTATATGTTTTCACAATATATAACATCATTAACTGAATCTTCCGTTAGTGTTATATTTTCTCCATTAACAATTTTAAAAAATGAACTTTGTTTTTTTGGTTGTGGTAGAAAACAAGACACTCGTAGTATTAGATGATTTTCACAATTATCTTGTACAATATCTTCGGCTATTTTTTTAAATATAGCATAAGGTGTTAATGAATGTGGTGCAACTTGAATACTTGAAATATAAATAAATCTTTTGTGTGGTACTTTGACCAACGAATAAGTCAAATCAACATTATCCTCAAAACAACTCTTAGATACTTTTTGTAATTCTGATAACTTAGAATTAAATGCACAATGTATTATCGTATCCACTCCATTTGATATAATATCATCTGTAATAGGATTTTCTCTTGTAATACAAATTGGGTTTTCATACTTATTAACTAAAAAGGCCCCAAGTGAACCATTAGTTCCTGTAATTAATATTTTTTTGTTTTCCATATTAACTCACTATTTGACTAAACATATTAGAAATCAATCCTTTTATATCAAAATTCATAAATATATTTTGATTATATTTTATTGTTGGTATGGATTCCAAATATAATTTGTGTTTATCTTCTTCACTTAATAAACAAATTCTTTCTATTTCTCTCACTACAAAATCATGTCGTTTCATATCATCTTTTATATCATCGTAGGATTCATCAAAAACATTTGGAAAACTTTTGAATCCCCAAGATTTAAATAATTTTAAAGTACCTGCTCCTGCATTAAAAATCATTGGATGTAAAATAGCAGATTTAATATGAGATGTAATTCTTGCACAATCATATGATGTTTCATTTGCGAGATAAAAATAAGTCTGATTGTGATGATGTTTTTTTGGTTGAGAATCTCCAATTTCTGATGAACCCTCACCATTAGGTAAAGACACCTCGAATCCAACTGTTTCACTTTTAGAGAGGTTTCTATTTACATCAAGATAAATTGGTAATTTACCTAAAATTTCACTTTCATTAAGACTCTGTAATCCACTTGGATTAAATTCTTCTACCTTTTCTCGTAAGGATGATGGGTATTCATCATCTCTATTTAATGCTGATATTAAACAATATTTATCTAATTTTCTTCTATATAACTCCGATAATAATAATAACTTGTGCGCTGGTAAAGTTCCTGCGTACGATAGAAAAGTGTAAGGTCTTGGTTCTATATTGTCCAAATTAAGTAACCATTTTTTGTAACCTTTTGGTTCACCTTTATATTCATGATTAATTGCAATATCTCTATCTACTAATTTACCAAACTTTTCATCAGATAACTTAAATCTTAGTGACCTCAGATAAAATTCAAATGGAAAATTAACAAGTAAGTTTTGATTTTCATAAAATGAATTACAAAAAAATTTAATTCTGTCTGTATTATATCCAAGTTTTTTAATGATACTTTTTAAGTCTACTGCAGATTCTTTACTTAAACTTTCCATTCGTCTGTCTATAACTACCCATAACCTATCATCATTGTGTGTAATTTCAGGATGTGGAAATGTGTGTTCTATATATTCTTTTAAAAAAGATTCATTGTCCATATTTTGAAATATTGTATCCGATGGAATAAACCACAAATGATATTTGTAGTTTTCATCAGTAGAATTATTTACAAAACCGAAATTTCCATCATCATTCCAACAACTGAGCGTACATTTATATTGAGAAAAATCAGTCGATTCCAATACCATCTTTCCAACGGTTGGTGAATTTTCTTTAGTATCCCAATCGCCCCAACTCACAGCAATTCCTCAAGTTGGTTAATCATTTTTGATTTCATGTCAGGTATAAATTTTTCGTAAAAATGATAATAATTGTGTTTTATTATGTCCTCTATTGACCAATACCAATCGTGTATTTCTTCAATTGATTTACTACATAATTTTATTATTTCATTTTCTATCATATTAAATCTTTTTTCAATATCATAAACCTTATCATAACTCTCATCGATAAATGGTTCAAAAGTTTTAAATCCGTACTCTTGTAATTTATTTAATGCACCCACATCATCTAAATAAATAAATGGTTGTAGATTAGTTATGGGTTTCCAAATTTTTTCACTAAAAATTAATTGGTCATCCCAATCAGTAAAGTTATTACCAGTAACTATTTGAAAGTAACTATCTAAAAAGTATTTGATATCAAAAACATCATAAGAATGTTTAACTAAACTTAAATCAGGATTATCAATAACCAATGGCATTTTCTTTTCGAGTGATGTTTTTTCTTCTTCACTAACCATGTCTCTCCAATCCCAATCAGTAATTTTATTTGCAAAAGAAACATATCCCTTTTCTAATAAATTATGTTTATTTAAACTTACAATCAATTTAACTCTATGACCTTTAGGTAATCTATTAAATGAAAGATAATATTTTTTTCTTATTTTATTTTTAGAATTTAACCATTTTTTCATATTTCTTGATGATTTATTATTTCCGTGATACATCATTAATGGATTTTGTTTTGTAAATCTCCATTGGTCTAACGCACAATATTCATATTGTATAATATTAATTTTAGTATCTAATTCCATATTTTCGTATGCATGATTACTATCCATGTAAATAAAACTCTCTTGCGGAATATTATATTTTTCTAAAATTAAATGTATTCTTTCAAGTAATGGTATACAAGATAAGCTATCTCTGTGATGTGAACCCAATCCCTCATACCCATAATTAACTAATAATTTACATTTACCATTTTGAATATCTTTCATAACTTTGGGTGAGATACTATCTAAAATACTTACATTATCAAATTTATCTGGCCATCTGTGGTATCCAAATGCCCAAGCAAAACAATTAACATCAACATGATAAATGTAATTATTTTTTATACCCTCAATTGGTAAAGTTTCCATACTCAAATCTTCCCATTGTCTTGTTGCTGTTTCTTGATAATCAAATTTAATGTCTTGTAACATTCCTAAAAATACATTTCCACAATTACATATTTTTTTATTATCAAACTCAAAGTTTTCAAGATTTGGTAAAGGATCACCATCTTCTTTAAATTGGTCAAATCCAAAAATTAATTTATTCATTACTGATACACCACCGAGTTAAATAGAAATTCTTTATACCATTCGATTGTTTCTCTTATACCTTCTTCAAACGAATAATCAGGTTGAAATCCAAGTTCTTTTGATATTCTATCAGTACTAACCATTCTGTATGGAATTGTGGTTGGTTTAGAATTATCCCATTCTACTTTTGGATTCTTACCAGTAACATTTAGTATCGTATCAACTATATTCCCAATAGTTACGGTTGAACCATAACCAAGATTATATGGTCTCATAGATTCTCCCTTTTCTAATATCAATAGTGCTCCTTTTACCACATCCTTCACATAAAGAAAATCCCTAACCACATCAGGACTTCCCCAAACTACAAATGGATTTTCATCTTGTAAAACCCTATGAATTAGTGCTGGTATGACATGACAAGTTTTAGTATCAAAATTGTCCCAAGGACCAAACATAGCAGTACCTCTTGCTATTGAAATTTTCATATCAGAAAAATGTGAACAATGTTCCATAATTTTTTCTCTGTATCTTCTTGACCACCCATATCCGTAGTATGAAATATATGGTTCATCATCCCAATATTCATCCTCTGTAATCGGATATCTTCTATCAGGATAACCAGTAGAACTATTTATGTCTAAAAATCCCTTTACACCACACTTATTACCTGACTCTAAAAGATTAGAAACAAGTGATATCTGACTTTTTGCTATCTTAAAATCAGTTGGTACATCAGATGGGTGACATATTTTACCTGCAGAATGAACTATATAATCTGAACCATCTACGAGTTTCATACAATCATCAAACTTTTCTAAATCAATATTTTCTAAAACCTCTATCCTATCATCAACCACATTCAAAGGTCTATTATGTGTATGTGTTCTAACTTTAGCACCACGATTTAAAAGTTCTTTTATGTAGTGTGTTCCAATCATCCCACTACCACCAGTAACTACTACTCTTTTATCTTGAAAAAACATTTTATTCTCCATTTTGAATTTCTTTTCTATATTGATTCACAAAAACAGACCAAGTGGATAATGCTGGTATAAAATCTCTACAATACATTAAACTAAACAAATCAACAATATCTCTCAATACCTTTTTAAAATAAACTAAATTAGAAGCTCCACCACTTTTTAATAAACCTCTATCATTTAGAGCTCCTATTGGAAATTTCCAATCATAATCTGGAATTATATCACTATAATCTATACAATTATATTTTTGATACACTTCATTTGTAATACTAAATTCTCTGTAATTAGGAAACAAAGACATTAATTCATCATCGTTCATATCCTTTAAATCTCTATATGTTGTTGATATATCACTACTTATATAAAATAATTGATTATCATTATATGTACTATATTCTTCAGTTTTGTATACCCGTATCAATTCATTAAAATCACTAAGATATTCTACTTCTTCATATGCCTTATATAAATCAGTATTTCTTTCGTAGATATCACCCAATGGAATACCAGCTGGACTAACATTATTTTTTCTAACATGAACACCTATGGCATCTTTTACCTTATCTTTTATTAAAGATTCTAAATAAGAACTCTTTAATTTTAATAATGTGTAAACTGGAGGTAAATAAAAAATTCCACTTTGTTCTACTGTACTTGGTTCTGATGCTTCTACATTTTCTATACGATCACCATTTAAATAATAATTTTTAGATGTGTCTAAATCCAATATACTCTCATCCATTGTTAGTTCTATAAACTCTCCGTGTAGATTATCATCTAAAAAAGTAGATTCG